CCCAAAAACCAGCGGGAACTGCCTCCCGGTAGGGGCTTAAGTGTATTCTACAATGTGGCTGTAACGTGGAAACGAGGGCCTCCGCCGCAGTCGCCAAGCTGATTCGACAGTACGGGCCGACGGTCATCTCAAGGCGCATCGGCTGCACGCTCAAGGGCGCGAATGACCACGCGACGGGCACGACTCCACGCCTCAAGGTCCGCCAGCTCTACCGCGACCACTACGGCATCGCCCTCGAGGACTGGGAACGGCCGGATGGCCCCCCCGAGCCACCACGCTCTCCGCCCGACTGCGGGAGCGCTGTAGCGCGCGTGGAACCCATCGTCGAGGCGCCTGCGCCCCCTCCCTTGCCCGCGGGTCCTACGGCGACCCCCGACGCCTTGCAGACGGTCGTGTCGCTCTTGGCGGAGACTCGGGAGCTCATTGCGGAGGCGAGGCGCGACCTCGATACGCCCTACGCTGCGAAGGCGGCCTTGATTGCGTCCGCGACACGCCTAACCCAGCTCCTCGCCAAGATGACCGGCTCGATGGAGGTCACCCAATCGATGATTGTGCGCTCGTCCTCGTGGGGGCGGATACTCCGCGCGTTCGAAACGGTGTTCTCCCGTCACCCGGAGGCATCGCAGGCGCTGACGGAATTCGCGAAAGAGCTGGCGGAGATGGGAGAGTGAAACCCCGCGCCTCCCGCGCCGCTTCGATGGGACGCGACCTTGGACGAATCGCGGAACACGTGGTCGCACGCCACAATGCCCTCGCGTGGCCGTCTCCGAAGTGGGCGCACGACCCCGTGGGGTTCATGCGGGCGTTCCTCGCCTTCGACCCATGGGACCGCCAAATCGAGATTGCAGAGCTCGTGCGGGACAATCCCCTCGTCGCCATTGCGACGGGCCACCGCATCGGAAAGACGCAACTCGAAGGCGCCCTCGCCGTTTGGTTCTATTGCTGCTTTCGGGATGCGCGCGTCATCCTCCTCGGCCCCACAACGGACCAAATCGATGCTGCGGCCTATCGCAGCACGCGTCAGATTCTTTTGCAGAGTGGCCGATGCGTGCAGTGTGCAAGGGAGAACCCCGACGGCCCAAAACCGTGTCCCCACTCCGCACTCATCACCGCAGAGATTCACTCGAGTTCCCACCACGGCATTCGATCGACGAACGACCTCAGGGAGATTCGTGGCGTCAACGTTCGCAGTCCCGAGGCTGCGCAAGGCATCGCCGGTGAGAATATCTTGATTATCGCCGATGAGGCGAGCGGCGATTACCTCGATAAGATTATGGGCGCCATGACGGGCAATCGCGCGGGTGGCGCGAGGTTTCTTCTACTTGGCAATCCCATTCGCGCAGAGGGTGAGTTCTTTGAAGCGTTCAACCTGAAGAAGGATTTCTACGTAACGCGGCGGATCTCGAGTGAGGAGACCCCCAACGTCAAAGAGGACAGGGTGGTAATCCCGGGTCTGGCAACGCGCGGATGGGTGGCTGAGCAAGAAGCCATCTACGGGCGAGACTCCCCATTCTTCAAGATGCGCATTCTCGGAGAACACGTATTCGCCTCCGAGGGGCAAATCTTCCCCTACGCGATGCTCGAAGAATCCTCGCAACGGTGGAAGGCCCTCCGCCACCCCGATACCGGGAACCATCTCGCTACGCCCTCCGGACCCCTCGTCATCTCGTGCGACCCCGCCGAGTCCGCCATGGGCGACGACGCGGTGTTCATGGTCCGCCGTGGTCACGATGTCCTGGAGCTCTATCCGCGCCGTGGCATCAACGCTGACGGCCACGTCCTCGAGGTGATGGGAATTGCAAACCGTTACCGCCATCCCGGCGAGATGGTGACCTTCGTCCTCGATGCAGAGGGTGACGTCGGCGCGAGGGTCAAAGGGGCGTTCATCGCCTACATCGAAGCGCGCCGCCATGACCGGGTGAACGAGTGGCTGGCCATGCGGTACATCCGCACGAGCAAGAAGGCGGAGAGAGACCCCGACCGCTACCTGATGGTCCGCGACGAGCTCGCGGCCGCGTGTCGGGATTGGTTCGAGGGAGGCGGCTGCATCCCCGACGACGCTAAGCTGAAAATCGAGCTCTCCAGGTTTGCATGGCTCCCCCACGTCAGCGGCCGGGCGAAATGCACCTCGAAGGATGGCCCCGGCGGCCTTAGGTCCCAACTCGGGCGCTCCCCCGGGCGCGCGGACGTTCTCATGCTCTCGACGTGGGTACGCCCCGATGTGCCCCTCCCCATCGAGCGGGCGCCATCCCCTGCGACCACTCCCCAGCAAGCCCTCGCCCAACTCCAGCAGCCGCAACCGGGCAATCGCGCGGCGGCATGGGACCCGTACGCGGCTCTCAGGCAGTTCTACAACCCTCGGTAGACCTCCTGTCACACCGCGATAGGTGTGGCCTCCCTCCGCGAACATGTAGCGGCGCTCTTAGGTGTTTCGACCTACCAGCCCCCATCGAGTGATGTCCCCGGCATAGCGCTCACGAGTGACATCATCGACCGCGTTCGTAGGTCGATTGGCGGCCAGCTCGAACCGCTACCCATCACCAAACTTCATTGGTTCCTACCGGACCTCGAAGTTTGCCAAACGCAAGCGGACCGCGGCGACATGCAACTCGTCGGAATGCTCGGACAGAGTATGAGGCGGGACGGTGTGCTCCGAGGCCTCCTCGACGTCCGCACCTCTATCACATCGCTCCCTCGGAGGTTTCACGGTGGCACAACGAACCTCGGACGAGAAATCATCGAGGCACTGCAGGCAAAGAATGGGAGCGACCGCAGCGTCTTTGACGAGATGTTCCCGGCGAATGAGCTTTCTCGCTTCGCAGAGGACGGCATCGTGTGCGGCGTTGGCGTGGGAGAAATGGTCCCCGTCCAGGGCCGAAACTTTCCGGTCTTCGTCCGAAGGCTTCCGCAAAACCTTTGGTACCTCTGGCAGAGTAACCAATGGTTTTACCGCAGCATCGCGGGCCTGATTCCCATCATCCCGGGGATGCCCGATGCGAACGGACATTGCTGGATGTTTTACACGCCGGGCGGCCGCGTCACGCCGTGGAACTATGGCCTTTGGCCGGCGCTTGGGCGCTCCTTCATTGCGAAGGAGCACTCCTTCTACGCGCGGCAGAACTACATCGCCAAGCTTGCCAACCCCGCGCGCGTAGCAGAGGTCCCGATTGGAGCTACGGAACCCCAAAAGCAGGGGTTCCTGCAGAACATCATCGCATGGGGCCTGAACACGGTATTCGAATTGCCCGTGGGCTGGACCGTCAAGCTCCTCGAATCGAACGGGCGTGGCTTCGAGGTCATGCAAGCGGACATCGACACTTGCAACAAAGAGTATGCGACCTCTCTTTGCGGCAACACCGTCATGATGGACGGCGGCGTAGGGTTTCAGAACGCCGACATCTTCCGCATGATGAGCGAGAATCTCATACGGCAGACGGCGGAGTCCCTTTGCCATGTGATCAACACGCAAGGCCTCCCCTATTTCATTGCCAATCGATGGGGCGACGGCGCCCTCGAGAATGCGATTGCCATCGAGTACGACACGTCCCCGCCGCAGGATAAGAAGGTTCAGGCGGACACGTTCGTGTCCCTGGGCACCGGCCTCAAGGCCCTGGCAGAGGGCCTTGCCCTCCACAAGCGGACTCTCAACGTCGACGAGATTGCCGCGCGCTTTGGCATTCCTCTCAACGAACAGAACCCCATCCTCATGGCGGGCGCCGAAGACCCACCCGAGCTCTCGGCGGACCTCGTGCCTCCCGCGGCCAGTCTGGCGCCAGTGCCGACCGAAAAGAAGCAGCTCAATGGCGCAAGCGCCGGAGTGAACTGATGCGCGCGCGATTCGTCACCACCGGTCTACTCGCCCTGAACCCCCGAGCCTTCGGGCAAGAGTACGACCTGAAGTCTTCGGGCGGCCCAAAGCCTTTCGAGGAAGTGGGCAGCATCGCGGTCATCCACATCACCGGCCCCCTCGAGCAACACCCGTCATGGTGCTGGCAAGACTACGAGACCATCGAAGCGCAAGCGAAGGCGGCGTTTGCGAGCTCATGTCGCGCAGTTGCATTGTGCATCAATTCGCCCGGGGGTTCGGCGGCGGGGTGCTTTGAACTCTCGCGCGCCCTCCGTGCCATGTCCCTCGAAACGAAGAAACCGTTGGGAGTCTTCGTCGATGGGATGGCGGCAAGCGCGGCGTATGCCATTGCATGTTCCGCCACGGCGGGCATTCATGCGCCCCCGACGTCTACAGTGGCGAGCCTCGCTGTATACGAGGCCATCATCGATGAGACGGCGCGAGACCAGGCCATCGGCGTGCAATTCGTTTTCGTGCCATCGTCGGGTGCGGACCTCAAACTGACAGGTAACCCGCACGTCAAGCCAAGCGATGCGCAACTAGCGCATACGCAAGGCCAGGTCGACCTTCTAACAGACTACTTCTACACGCTCGTGGAAGAGATGCGCGGAATACCCCAAGAGGACATCCGCGCGCTTCGTGGAGCCACTCTCCTCGCGTCGCAAGGTGTGGATAGAGGTTTGGTCAATTCTCTTTGTGATTGGACGCAATTCGTTGCACTTCTCGAATCCTATGAAGGACAACCCATCATGACCACACAAGCGTCGGCGCAGGCAAAGGCCAAGTCCGAGGGCGACGAGAAGAAAAGCTCCCCGTGGGACGAGGCGCTCGCGACCATCCTCGGTGAAAGCCAGAGCGGCGGCGAGTACTCCCCCAAGGCGAAGCGAATGCTCGCGGCGCTCATGGAGGACGAGGAGCCCGACGGCGACGAGAAGAAGGACGAGGCCGACGCCAAAACCGAAGGCAAGGAAGAGGAGATGAAGGCTACGGCCGCCGCCTCCGCATCCGGCGCGCAAGCAACGGCGGCAGCATCGAGCAACGAGCTCACCCTTGCGCGGCAAGTGCAGGAGCTCCTCGCGAAGGATGCAAAGCGCGACGAAGACGCGAAGCGCGCGGCGCTGCTTGCGAGTCGCCCTGATTTCTCGGCCCACATCGTCAAATCCCTCGCCAAGGCCCCCATGCCGGTGGTCGAGGACGCTTGCAAGAACTGGCCTCGCGTGACCGCGACACCCGCGGCAGCGGCGGCAGCGGCGACTCCTGGCTCCATTCCGGGGACGACAGATGGCGCCATGGCTGGGATTCGCCCCGAGCAACAGGCGCTCCTTGCCAGGATGGGCACGCGCGGTGCCAAGGCAGCCTCTGCTCGCGTCGAAGGCACGAACCTCGTCCTCGAGGACATGAGCCCCGAGGCTGCATCGAAGCGGCTCGCAGAGCTCCAAGCGCAGGGCGTTCACCCGATGGGAGTGCCGTACGACATGGCGCGCATCGGGCAAACCGAATTCAAGGTCGCGGCGAAGTAGCAACCAAGGGGACCCACGAACATGTCCGCACTTACATCGAATCGGTCTACTTGGAAGCGGGCGCTTCCGACGGTGTCGCTTCCGCTGCCCACTGGGTACAACGCCTACGAAGGTGGCATGGCGTGTCTCGACACTGCCAACCCGGGCGCTGTCTACCCGGGGTATGTGGTCTCCACCACGTTGATTCCTATCGGTAAGTTCACCCAACAGCTGCTGAATACCAGTGGCGCCAACGTGAACGTATCGGTGGAGCTCAACGTCGAGATTTGGTGCCGCAACTGGGATTCTGTCACCGGCGCCGGCGCCGTCACCATCTCGAATCAGCTCCAGGAAGTCTACATCGCCTCGGACCATGAGGTGACCACCACGTCGAGCGGAAACTCGAAGGCGGGTCGCGTCTGGGATGTGAACGGCGATGGCATTTGGGTGCAGTCGCCCTTCCTTGGGCAGTCGTCGTCCTGAACCATGTTTACCGTCGGCGCTCCCATTGACATAGCCACGTGGCCGGTCATGCCGGCTATGCGAACGTGTCGCGAATGCGGGCCGACGTCGACGTTGCGGTTTCCGAAGAATGGGCACGTGTGCTTGGACTGCATCGGCGGCCAAGCGTGGCTTCGATACCGAGAGAAGCGCGGCGAGATTCTGGCGAAACAAGCTGCTGAATATGCGGCCGATTCGAGCATAAAAAGAGCGCGGGTCGATGCGTATCGGTGCAGGTATAGAGAGCGTATCAGCCAGGCCAATTATTATGCGCGAATCAAAAATACGCCGGCATGGCTTCTAAAGGGCGCTGCGCGCAGGGCGAGGGAGCGCGGCATTCCGATCGATATTACCGCGGATGACATTCACGTGCCCACGCATTGTCCTGTTTTGGGCATTCCTATCGTCGTTGGAGCCCGCGGGTTGGGCACGCGAGACAATGCGCCGAGTCTAGATCGCATTGACCCATCAAAGGGTTATGTGCGTGGGAATGTTGCTGTCATCTCGTTTCGTGCGAATCGCATTAAGAATGATTCGACGCTCGAAGAAATTGAGGCCGTCGCGGCATACGCGCGCAAACATTCACCCCAAGAAAAGGTAATAATATCATGAGCGTGGGCGCGCTGACACCATCCTTCTTATTCGAGATCGAGCGACGGCTTCGCAACATCGAGGAATTCGAGTTCGCTCGAATGCTCACGAGCCGCGTGATTTGGTGGAACAAGGTCACCAAGGTTTCGAACATCGCCGGCAAGTCCGAGCGCGTGACCTGGTTCCTCTCGTCCGCCAACATTCGGCAGGTGACGCCTGCGGATGGGTCGTTCATCAACGCGGGCGACATCACCTTCGAGCAGCTCGTAACGCAGACCGCGGAGTATTTCCCAGCGCTGCACACGGACGGCTTCCAGATTGCGAAGCGTGAGGTGATGGCCCTCGACGGTACCGGCCTCGACGCCTTGCAAACCATCATGAGCGGATGGGGGGCGCTGAGCGCCTATTACCCGCAACGCCTGATGGCGCAAATCATCTTGAACGGTGCGGCCACGGACGGAAGCGCGAACGCATACGATGCGACGCCCTATTTCCTCAACTACACGACGACGAGCACGTTCCCAACGGTGAACGGTCACCCGGTCAACCCGTACTTCCCCGGCTACGGAGGGTATGCGAACTGGTTTACGGGGTCCTCGTCTGGCAATTACCCAGGCGCTCTACCCATCGACGATGGGCAGACCTTCGACACGGCGGTCACGAATCTCGCGAAGATTGTGTCCTACATCGCGGGAATCTCGATGCCCAACGGCCAAGACCCCAGAATGTTGCAGGCTGCACATATCCTGCACCCGCCGCGCATGAAGCTGCGCGTCCAGCAGCTCACGAACGCCAAGTTCTACGGAGCGACGGCGTCGAGCGGCGCGGGCACGCAAGACATGGCGGATGGCGTTCGCACCATCTTCGACGTCGGCGCAGGGTGGATGCTCGAAGCCCAGGAGCTTGCCGCGGCGAGGACGTACACCTTCAAGGCGGCCAATGGCTCGACGAAGACGGTGAGCGGTTCGGACACGACCTTCTACATCATCACGACGGAGAACCTCACAAGTCAGCTTGGCGGTCTCCTACTGACGATGTTCGAGCCGTTTAAGACGACCTTCTACTCTGGCGACAGCGGTCCGAGCGCGGGACTCGACGCGATTTTGGATCGTTCGAACGTCCTCGAATACCACCACCAGGGTGTGATGGCCGCGAATTACGGGCATCCTTACGGTCTTTTCAAGTGCTCGCCGACGTGAACGGGGGACGCCTCGATGTCGTTTCCGTACATCGACCTTGCGGGCGTCCAGCTTCGTTCCGTCCTACGGCCTAGCTACTTCACCGACGTCGAGGCGCTAACGGCGGGGTTCACGGCGCAATCGATTGCGACGAACACCTCGCCCATCAACGCGCAGATGCGAAAGCGCTACGGGGGCGTCCTCCCGTGGGGCCAATCCGTTCCGCTTCTCGTTCCAGCGGGAACGACGCCTCCGAACGTCCAGCTTGCGGGAAGGCCCACGCTCGGGTCTTTGCAGATAGCGATTCAAATCACCACCGGCGGGCCTCTGGGAACGGCCATCTTCCAATGGTCGCAGACGGGAGGCGCGCCGTGGACTACAGGCGTGCTCACGGCGGCGTCCGTGCCTCTCGGGATGACAGGAATGTCCGCCCTCTTTCCCGTCGGTACTTACTCGACCTCGGACGCCTACGCGGCGGCCACGGTCGTACCCGAAGTGATTCTCCAGTGGCTCACCACGCTCGTGACGATGGATGTTCTCATTCGCCACGGCATCAACCCTAATGACCCCCTGTCCGAGCTCCTATCGAAGCGCGTGGACCTTGTCCGCGAGCAGATGCAGGAAGCCGCGAACACGAAAGATGGTCTATGGGATTTGCCGCTCAGCGAAGACCTTGGGAGCGCCGTCGATACGGGCGGCCCTTTTGGATACAGTGAGCAGTCGCCGTATACCTGGCAGTACCGCCAGGAAAGAGCCGCATACCGAGAGGGCATCACTGGTACTGGCACGTGCTCACCTAACAAGCTTGTGGGCAGTTAGGTGTCCGACTCGGGAATTGCGGAGCTCGATGCCATGATTGCGACCTTGCGGCGCCTATCAGGTCCCAAAGTCGGCGAGCTCGTGGCGACGAAGGCGGCGCCCAAGGTCGATGCCGCTATCAAGGCGACGGCACGTTCGGGGACAACGCCAGAGGGTACGACGTGGAAGCCAAAGAAGGATGGTGGCAGACCGCTTGTGAACGCCGCGGCGGCCATCAGTACCAAAGGCCTCGGAAACCTCGTGGTGACCACGCTGACGGCGCCCACATCGTTTCACCACAAGGGGCTTGGAGGAAAGCCCACGCGCCAAGTCATCCCCGATAGCGGAACGGTCCCTGATGGCGTAAAGAAAGCCGTCCTATCAGCGGCGACGGAAGTCTTCTCCGAGCTCACGAGGAGGACGTAAGGCCATGCCCTTCGGGCCCCCTGGATTCACCGGTCCCACGTCCGAAAGCTCGCTCGTGGCGCTTGCGACGTCCCTACAGGCCTACTTCACGGCCATCGGCAACACGTCCCCCGTGTATCTCGGCCTCAAGTACCGTGACACCTGGGATACGTCGCGCGTCGTGGTCATCGACGGGGAGTTCGACGGCTCGAACACTCCGAAGGTGCGCTCCGCCGGGAAGTTCGGCGCCCCCTGGCAAAAGAACAGCACGAACCCGCGTGAGCTCGTCGCATGGTCGCGACCCGTGACGCTTTCGATTCGCGGCGTCGACGCGACGAACCCGGATTCGGAAGCGGCGCAAATTCAAGCGACCGAAAATCTCATCGAGGCGACGGTGCAGGGCCTACAGAACGCCATGACCGTGGATCCGGTGACGGGCGCCAATGTTGGGGTGGGTCAAGCCAACATCGATTGGGCCGATAGCAAGGCCTTATGGGTAGATCCGGGCACCGCGACGCAACAGACATGGGGAAAAGAATTCATTGTAGGGTTTACCTACAAGTGTGTCTTCTTTGACCTCGCGGACTTCGTGACGGTGCCCTCTCCGAATCTGCAGAAGGGCCCGCTTCTGAACACCATGCAGAGCGGCATCAACGCCTTCGTGAAGTCCGCGGCGTCTGGCCCTGGCACTGCGGTCATCAGCGGCATGGGCTTCTGCAACCCAGCGCAGGTGGGTCAAAATCTCGTGCTCTCGGGCGCAGCATCGAGCGCCAATAACGGGGCCTTCCCTATCGTTGCATTCATGACGTTCAACACCCTCGTCATCTCGAACGCGCTCGCCGTGGCGCCCGATGCGAACAACGGTGCAATCGTGTGGAGCGTTCAGCCTCCCACGTAGACCTTTGGTCCTAATGGCCAAGCCATAGAGGGCTTGACATGGGAATCCCTGCAGTCACGGTTAAGAAGAACCTCATAGGTGGTTCCCCAGCACTCCAGAGCACGCAAGGCATTCTTGCTGTCATCGCATCGGCGTCGACGGGCTCGGCCCTTCCGCCCACGATGCTTACGAACCAGACGCTCGCGACATCGACGTTTGGTTATGGGATGCTCCCCGAGTGCGCCGTATACGATATCAACGTCAGCGGTCTTCCCGTTGTGGCGTTGGCGGTCAACCCATCCGTTGCGGGCTCGTACTACCAAAGCACGTTCGTAAAGAACATCAGCGGGACGTCTACCTCCGTCGTTACGACAGGAGCGACGAATCCCTACCTGCACTATGAGGTGCAAATCAACATCGTCACCGGTGGGACCATCGGGACGGCTGGCATCACCTACACGTGGTCTGTCGACGGCGGCAACGTAGTCAGCCCCGTGACGGCCCTCGGGACGTCGTCCACGCTGTCGATTCCCAACACGGGCGTGAGCTTCGCCCTTGCGGCGGGCACGCTCACGGCGGGAGACAACTGGACCATCTACACGGAGCGCCCGCTTCTCAATAACGCGGACATTTCGACTGCGGTCGCGACCCTTGGCAACACGAAGCTGCCGTGGGAAGGCGTCCTCATCGATTGCCAGTACGGGACCGGCACCGTGTCGCTTATCGATACGTGGCTCGCCGGGCGCGAGGCCAACGGACAATTCAACTTCGCCATCATCAACACCCGCTTCCTACTGGAGCCGACGCCCACGGCGGAAGCTCCTTCCGTGTATGCTGCATCCATTACGGCGCAGTCAAATCAGGATTCCTCGAACCGGCTCTGTCTCTGCGCAGATGGGGGACTTCTAACGAGCCTCATCACGGGCTACACGACGAAGTTCCCCACGTCGCTTGCGCTTGCAGGGCAGACGATGGCGGTCACGCCGAACATCGGCACCGACCCGGCTTATGTGGGCCTTGGTCCCGTGGAAGGCTTCCAGATTAGCGCGAACGGGAACCCCAACGATTGGGATGAGTTCCTCTATCAGAGCCTCGACTCTGCGCGCCTAACGACGCTTCGCACCTTCGCAACGGGCGGGCCTACTGGCACATTCATCACGGACGCCAACGTGCTCATCTCTACGGGCTCGAATGTCTACTGGCTCCAATTGCTGCGCGTCCTAAACAAGGCGTGCTCGATTGCCTGGCAGATTCTCAATACGCAGCTCTCTCGCGGCGTGGCGACGGTCTACAACGCGACGACGGGCGCGGTGAACATCAAAGAGACAGCCGCGCAGACCATCGAGAATCTGGTCAACCCGGCGCTCCAGAGTGGCCTTTCGGGTCAGGTGACGGCGGTTCAATTCCTACTGAATCGCGACGACAACTTGACCACGCCTAAGGCGCCCATCAACGCGCAGGTGGCGGTGGTCCCGCTGGTGTACCTCAAGAACATAATTGTTACGGCCAGTCTCGTCCGAACCATCTCGGCCCCGGCGACGGGCGCATAGGAGTCGATTATGGGTGCAGGCGCTGACGAGATTTTCCGTATCGGTGGCTTTATGCTCTCGCGCACGAGCGTCAAAACGCTTGTCGACGGCGTGCCGTACACCGGTATCGTCGAGGTGAACGGCGAAGAGGCGCGCGAAGGCGAAATCGTCCACGGCCAACGCACCGACGGTACACCCTTGGGCCTCACGTCAGGCCTCTATATGCCGGGGCCGTTGACGTTCAAAACGTACATCGATTCAGGCGAGCAGATGTTGCAGCAACTGTCCGTCCTCGGCCTTGGCAGCTTTGGCAACTACCTGTTCACGTTCATCCTGGAGATTTTCGAGAACCCACTTCTGCCTGCGATGACCTTGACGTGGAATAAGGTCAAAATCGAGAAGCGGAAATTCGCACTGCCGACAGATACCACCGCACTCATGTACGAATTTGAGTGCAAGCACCTTGGAATGCAGGGTGTGGGCGCTGGCGTGGGCCTCTTTGGTCTACCGAGCCAGCTTGCCAACGTTTCGAGCATCACGAACGGACTCTAACGGGACTTCGGAGCGAGAGGGGTTGGCCGACTCCTCGCCTCCCGGCCGTGGCGGGCGGCCGTCAGCTCCGGAGAGTCCCGCCAACTAATTTGGACACGAGGAGGAGGACATCATGGGACTGGACGAGGGACGGCAAAGCCGTCTTGCGGAACTTCGCGCGTTGGACGCGGAACGTGAGGCAAAGGCGCAAGAGGCGGCAGAAGAGCGAGAGCTTGAAGCGAGAGAGCTCGCCTTCTCTCTTGAGCAGAAGGGCCTAAAAGAGGGCCACGACTTCAAGGTGCTCGTGAGCGCCATCGGAGGCGTATTCGCCATCCGAAAGCCTGATGGGAAGGCGATTCGCAATTGGGAGCTCGCGTCAGAAAAGCAGAAACTCTCCCTCGAATGGCAAATTGGTCTCCTTCGAAACTACATCGTCGAGCCCGATGAGAAGTCCCCCACGAAAGGCATCCAGTGGGCGCAGCTTTCTGCGCAGCGCCCCGGGCTTTGCTGGAAGGCGTCGACGGCGTTCGTGGAACTGATGGGCGTCGATGTCGAGGAGCGCCAAAAAAAATAATCGCGCAGTGGAAGGAATCCCGTAGCGCTCCACTGCTAGCGGCAAAAGCGTTGCGGGCTTTCTGGCATGTGTCGCCCACGGACAGGGCCTCCGAAGAAATGCATGACCTTGCAACCGTGGGGGCGCTTCGCATCAACGAGCTGGTAGCTCACTCGGTGGGCATGGTGGAAAAGCCCATGACCATCCAGCTCCTCGCCGGCCCCACGGGGGTGACGCCCTACGAGCTTCCCAAAGAGTGAACCTCATGACGATTGCCCATAAATAAGAGGCTCGCATGGCGGACAACACGGCGACATTTGCACTTCGCATCGATGCCGATGGTGAGCCTGCGGCGGAAGCGGCGGCGGAACTTGAGAGGTTCCGAGGCGCCATCGAAAAGAGTCAGCAAGCGGTCAACGATTACCGAAAATCGCTCCGTATGCTCAAAGGCACTTCCGACGAGGTACGAGATGCGCGCGAAAAGTTGAAAGCGGCCATCGCCCTCGAGCAAGGGAAGATTGCGCAGAACAATCTCGCCATCCTGAAGCTTGGAGGCTCCTATGAAAAGCTTGCCCGTGCTGCGCGCAAGAACCGTGATGCCACCGAAGCCAACAAGCACGCGATTGCGGCCATAGGCGGCCCCGTGAAGGTCATGGCCGAGCGTTTCGACAGCGTTAAGGCGATGCTCCCCGCCCTCGCCACGGGATGGGGCGCATTCGCCGCAGCCATTGCCGTCAGCGTCACGGCTATCGGCCTCGCCACGGCGGCCATCGGGGGTCTTCTCGTCAAATTCAACGAATGGCTTGCGACGACGGCGGACGCGAACCGAAATCTGCGCCTCACGCGCGAGGCCTTCGCAGGCAACACGAAGAATGCGGAGGCGTGGGGCCACATCATCGATTGGGCGAGCGAAAAGACGGCCCTCACCACTGCGCAACTGAATCAACTTGTCATCGCGACCGAGAAGACGTTCCGAGGCTTCCGCCTTTCGGGCCAAGGGATGGTCGATGCCTTCAAGGCCACGAGCATGGCGGCAGGGGCGGGGCGCGAGGACGTGGCGGACTTCTTCAAGGAGCTCCTCGAGCGAGGGAAGCTCAGCGGGCGCTCGTTCATCGCCTTTCCGGACCTTGCACGCTTTCGCAACGCAGGCATCGACGTAACGAAGGTTTACAAGGAGCTTGGCATCTCCTCTGCGCAAGGCCTCCGAGGGAGCCTTGTGTCGACGGACAAGCTCGCCGCGGCGCTGGCCAAAGTGGCGGACAATCGGTTTGCCGAAATCAACGCTAAGAAGATGCTTTCATTGGGAAATCAATGGGACAGACTGAAGGACAATTTCACCCGTTTCACGAATGACCTTTCGGCGGAGGGGGGAGCGCTGGAGCCGCTGCTCAAGGCCCTGAAACAGGTAGCCGACCTCTTCGACCTGACCACGGAGAGCGGCCAAGAGCTCAAGAGAGTCATTACGGCTTACGGAGGGGCCATCTCCACGGCCATTGTGGCGAATTTGCCGGCCATCAAATCGTTCGTGGTCGAGGGAATTCGTATTGCGGGCCTTTTCCTCGAGGCGACCGCCGCCGTCGTGCGCTTTTCGCAGTCGGGAACGGGGCTTTTCCTCATCCAATCCACCCTTACGGCCCTTGCAGCGACGATGGCGGGGATTGTCATTGTAGGCGCTGCCGTCGCTGCAGCATTCGTGGCCATCGGCGCCGCCATTGTCGGCCTTGGGAAGCTGGTAGAGGTGACCGTTGACCCCTTCTTTGCACTCACGCGAATGGACTGGGCAAGCATCGGAACCGCCATCGTCGACGGCATCAAATCGGGCCTCGAGGCGGCCATCGGCGGCCTAAAGGCAGCCGTTGCCGACATGGGCGAGGGCATCAAATCCACGTTCAAGGAGATTCTAGGCATCTCGAGTCCCTCGAAGGCTTTTGCAAGGTACGGCCTACAATCCGGGCAGGGCTACCAGCAGGGCATCAAGGCGGCATCGGGCCCCGTCGCCTCATCGTCGGCCGCCATGGCCACTACAGCGACTTCGGCCGTCGCCTCGACGTCATCCCCATCGGCCACGGCAGCGGCCGCGCAGGCGCCTCCCTCGTCGTCGCAATCGGCCCCCTCCCAAGCGGCGTCTTCTGGGCGCACCGTCACCGTGGGCACGATCGAGAACCACTTCCACATCTCGGGCGGCAACGCCGAAGAGGTAAAGGCGGCGCTCTCGTCGCACTCGTTCCTCGAGGACTTCGGGACGACGATTCGCCAGCTCCTACAGTCGCAAGGCTACCCCACGGGAACTCCCGCCACTTCAGGAGGCTAGGATGGGCGAAATCCTTCCCGCAATTGCCCCCGGCATCGGTGACGGGAACTTTCCCTATCCGGCCCTGAACCAGGTTGACCTCCCGGGGGCCAGCTCGATTACCCAAGAGGGCCCCTATATCAACGGCGTCCACATGCCCGGCCAGTGGCTGCTTACGCGAGCGGTGCGGGAATTCGGGTGGCAACAGCAACGGCAGAACTTCATGACGGGCGCCGTGCTCGTTCCCATCGGCGACCCCCTGGCGCCTATCGAGTACGAGGTGCGGATTTGGGAGGATGGAACCATGGGGCTTTTTCGCGCCATGCTCCAAACGCTCCTAAAAAAACCCGTCGTCGCCCTCGGGGCTGCGATTCCCATCTCGGCGGCACTTGGCATCGATGACCCACTCCTAAAGGACTTGGGAATTGCGAACGTCGTCGTCGCCTTCGTCGACATTCCGAAGAACCCGCTCGTTTCATCCGGCGGCAAAGGCCCATGGGTAGGCCGCGTCGGGTTCATCGAATACCGCCAACCCTTGCCGGCGCTCCCGTTGCCTGACCAGACCATCCCCAGTCCTGGCGCCCTCACGCCCCCCGCATCGAGCAACCTCGCCACGGCGCAAGCGAGCGTCACTGCGGGCGCCAGCGCGCTTCAGAGCACGGCCGCGCGAGCCTTCGTGCCCCCGCGATGACTACGCCGCTCACGCTCGCGCCCCTCGTGGGCCTCCCTTACCAAGTGGTGAAGGCCCGACTGCTCACCCTATCGACGGGCGCTTGGATTCTTGACGTCGAGTTGAGCGCCGACGCCATCTCCCAACAGGGGATGCCCTCTGGCAAATGCACATGCATCATCGGAGGCGCCCCCTTCGTCGGCACCATCGACGCGGCATCGAGCGGCCAGTTTGGCCCCACGGGCTTCGTGCGCGTCGTCGCCGGTGGGAACGGGTGGAGCAAGTCCGCTCCCGCCCAAGACTGGCACGCGGACAACGGCGTTCTTTCGACGATTGTCTATGAAGCGACGGCGCTCGCCGTGGGCGAAACGCTGGTGGACCTCTCGCCTTCGATTCTCGGCGTGGACGTCGTTTATAATGGCAATGACCCGGCCGTCGCAGTGTTCGGGGACGCGGCGTGGTTCGTCGACCCGACGGGCATGACCTTCGTAGGCCCGCGACCTCCCGCCATTGCAGACCCGACGCTGTCGATTCGCGATTGGGACCCCATACGACAGACCGTACATTTCTCGTGCGAGGCACCACTTTTCCCAAATACCACGCTTATCGATACGCGGTTCAAGGCACCGCTGACGGTGTGGAACGTCGAGCAAATCTTCGACGGGGACGGGTCGCACGGGTGGGCATGGACGGGAGCGGCGGATACGCCGTTCATCATCGAGGAATTGAAGGCGGCCACACTCCAGTGGACGCGCGCGAGCTTCCTGCGCGTCTACCGGTATCGCCTTGTAGTCTACCTGGGGACTGGACCCGGCGGCGGCCCTCCGAGAATGGCACTCCAAGCCGTCACCCCATCGTCCGGCGTACCGAACATCGTCCCGATTGCCCCCTGGAGCGGCGTGGCGGGCGTCGTGTCGGAGCTCGCGCCCTCGCAAGAAGTGCTCGTCACCTTCGAGAACGCCGACCCGACCCTTCCGCGCGTCGTTGGCTACAGCCTGGTGTCACCGACCGGGCTTGGCGTCGGCCTTCCCCTCACGACGAGCATGGACGCCCAAACGGAGCTCGACGTGGGGCCCACGTGCCCGGTGGTCAAGGTGGGCGGCGGGACGGATTTTGTCGTGCAAGAGACGCCCTACAATGCGCTTCTCGCGGCCCTCACGACCTTTGCGGCGGCATTGGCCTCTGGGGCATCTTCGCCCCCGCTGACACCCGTGGGAACGGCGGGCACGGCATTGCAAACCGCACTCGGGGCCCTGCCGCCGCCGGCAACCGTGAAAACGAAAGTGGGGTGAGCCATGACGCAACCCGTTCAAAATACCGGTAGCTTTTCCTTTCCTGGCCAATTCCCGGTGACCGCGCCCGATTTGGCCGTGGCGGGGAGCCCCTCGAATCCGAGCGCCGGCGGCATCGTTGATATGTCGCTCCTCGCAACGGAAACCATCAGCGAACTCCAAAACTTGCAGCAAGACTTGACGAATCGCCTTATCGAGATGCCAGGCTCCAACTTGGACTTTGGGACTCCTAACACGCGAGGCATCGGCATTATGGCCTATCTATCCGCAGCATCTGGGGTTCTCGTGGGGTTACCAAGGCGGATTGACCATGAATTTGAGCAAGACCCGCGCGTCATCTCATCGCTTACCACGCTCGTTACTCAGCCCGATGGCTCGAAGCTCGTGAGCACGCAAATCACTGCTGTTTCCGGTGTATTTGGCCTCGCGTGGGGCTGGAGCCAAGCGGGCGTAGTCCCACTATAGCTCCTGACCGTTGCGCAACGGTTGAATGGCTCTCACCGTTCAACAATTGCTCTCGCCCATCACTCCTGCGCAGGTGCGCGCGAGTATGGTGACGGTTCTGCAGTCGCTTGGGCTCCAGCCCCAGAACTGGGCCACGGGCGGGGTTGCATCGAGCACGCTTACTGCCGCGGCAACCATTCTAGGGTCGCTATCGACACAACTATCAAACGCCATTGCCCAACAGTGGAACCCCACGGCAAGCGGCGGTGGCCTACAGCTACTGAGTCAGTACTTCTATGGTCTCACCCCTCCGCAGCCCACGTTTGCGACTGGCAATGTCGTTCTCAGTAACACGGGGGGAGGCGTCTACACCTATGGTCCTGGGCAAGCGACGTTTGGGTCGACCATCGCCAATGCGAACGGGCTCTATCCGCAATACACGAATATATCGTCCTTCACTCTGTTAGCGGGTTCCCTCTCGACTCCCACCACGCTGACAGTCCCCGTGCAGTGCACAACCATCGGTACGGCGGGGAACTCGGCGCCCGGGTTCGTCACGTTGCTTGTGACGCAGATGCTCGGGGTCACCTGCAATAACCCCGCTTCGATCCTTGGAATCGACGGCCTGACAGACCCCGCCCTAAGAGCGCTGAATACGAACTCTCTTGGCGTTCGCGGGTCCGCCTATGGCCCCCGTTCCGCGTACGCCTATGCCATCTCCGTGGCCGTCAACTCCGTGACGGGCCTGCCGGTCAACGTCAATCGGCAGAGCATCTCGATTGCAAGCCACACGGGAGAGGTGACCATCTACGTGGCATCCCCCGCTGGTCCCGTTTCCACCACGGACCTTCAGGGTATCTCGAATTCCATCGAGGCCCTTGCGCGCCCCCAGGGCGTCACCGTCCTCCCGGGCCTTCCTGGGTACCCAAGTGCCCCCGCGAGCGCGACCACCGTGGCTTACGGACCGACGATAACGGCAAGCATCGTCTCGCCCAGCGGGACGTCGGCGGCCGCGTTCATCACGGCCATCAACGAAGCCTTGTCGACGTGGTTCGAGGGTCCCCAAAACCCCATCGGAGGCCTCACGGCGACGGACGACGCCCATCCGGCGGGCTTCACTGGAATCTTTGCGACCGGGGTCGACGGCATCATCGGAGCCGCAGTGTCGGCGCTGGTGCCAGGGGCCTACCTCGTTTCGACCTCGGGAGTCATCGACCTCGCATTGACAACGGGACAGGTTGCCGTGTGGACGCCGCCGAATCCCGCGCTGGTAGTCAACGTCCAGTATTCGAACTAACCGATGGCTATTGGACCCTCCCTCCGCGCGACCCTCGCAACGTACGTGCCCACGTGGCTCGGAAACGTGCCTGGGCTTCGCAATCTATACTCACTCCTTTGGACCTTTGCTCTCATCGGCGACTGCTACCGAGAGATTGCCTTAGAAGGTCAGTTTGCGGCCTACCCCGGCGTGGGAACCGTGACGGCGCTCCCGTACATCGGAGCGAGTCGAGGGCGAGTGCAGGGGCCGGGCGAATCGGACGCCGCATTTGCTGCGCGCTGCCTCTCGTGGCTCACCGATGTGGCCGAGATGGGCAACTCGGAAGGCCTCGTAAAAGAGGTGCAGGCCTATCTGGTGGGACAGGGAAGCCTTGGGGCCGGGGTCTATCCCGTCGTCGCATTCGTAGATAGGCATGGCAACAAGACCACTGCGAATGCCGACCGCAGCATCACGGAGAGCTCCGTATCGTGGACATGGGACACGGTGGACGGATGGGTCGATGAATTTGGGTTCCACGGTCTCGCGGAGATTGCCACCTATTGGTCTGATGGGTGGCTCCTTATCCAAGACCCGTACACACATTACACCGGTTTCAGCGATGCCAATTGGCTTGCGGCGTGGAACTCGGGAGACCAAACCGTCGATTCGTTGACACCTCAGGGCATCGTCTCTGCGGTACAAGGCATCGTCGACACGTGGAAGGGCGGTCACACGTACGTGCGGTGCATCGTGTGGTGCGCGAGCCCTGGCTCTTTCTCGCCACCGGGCACGTACGGCAATTGGTCCAGCAATCAAAGTGGGACGCAAGCGGCCACGAGGAACGGCGCGCTTTCCTACTGGCAACCTGTTGGAGGGGCCTGACAAATGCCGTCTGCTTATGCTGGAAATCCATCGAACTACCCCGCGAGCGTCAACATTCTCTCCGGGGGCGATGCTCCGAATACGGCGAACTTCAATACGGCCTATGAGGGCACACTTGACCGGACGGCGTTTCTGCGCGCGAGGACCGCGAATGCCGTGCAGAATTGGTACCCATCGATTCTTCCCGCTTCGTTTCCGGCAAACTCCTCGGACAACGCGGGAACGGTCGTCTACGGAGCCGCGTGGAATCCAAAGACGGCGCAATGGCTTGTGCTCACGAGTAACGACAACGCGAGCGGTAACAACAAGAGAGTATCTGCGTATCTCACCTATGGCGAAGACCCTGCAAGTGCGGGCATCCCAAACGGACATTTTGGGACGAGCGCGGTAGCCCAAGACGGGTCGGTGGTTGTTGACCCGAATAATACGTCTGGGTTTCTTGCTGCCCTGACGTACACAAGCGGCTCATCGCTGGTTTTCAAGTGCGTGGGCACGACGTGGACGCAAGTGCATACGTTCTCCTCCGATGGCAGCGTGGCCATGTGCAGTTTCGGAGGCTACGGGATTTTCTTTACCGTAGGTATCACCGTTCCTGCGAACGGAGATGTAATCATCTCCTCCACTGCCGACAGCGGCTCGACGTGGTCCACGTATACGTACACACTTTCTTTATCTGCAAGCTATGTCTCCGCAGTCGAAATCAAGGCCAGTGCAAGCCTTGTCATAGCGGTGCCTATTTCCTATAGCGGCAGCTCTGGCCTCAATGACTACTTTACAAGCCCCGACGGAGTTACCTGGACCCATAGGACATTCTCGTTCCTGGGTTCGCATGACCTCATCGTAGGAATTTCCTGGCAACCACTGGCGGCCGTATGGGTCGTGGCCGTCCAGACTTCCGTTCTCTCTGGCACGACGACGGCCTTCTACTCGTCTCCCGATGGGGTGACGTGGAATCTCATCACCGCGGGCCCCGCCGTGACTCTCTCGGACATTGAGAGCGTGGGCCCCGTCCTCGTGTGCGCGCTCCAGCAACCCGCGAATGCGACTCCGTGCAACATCATGTCCAGCGAAGATGTGGGAGCTACTTGGTATTTGAACCAAGGAACGCTTCCCGGAATGGCATCGACGGGCACGTCAAATCCGGCGGTCGTTACGAACGGGAATCAAATATTCGCGTTCAACGCAAATAATCTTCGTTTTTCGAATGTGGCCGGGCTCCCGGCTTCTCACCTCTGAGGTCCGCCCGTGACGCAACCTCTTCCGACAGCTCTAGACCAACTCCTCGTCAAAGCCGTTCAAGACAACGGCACGCTCGTGCCTACCCGTCAGGCCATCAACTTCACGGGCGTCGGCGCTGTCGTAACGGACGACGCTGCGAATAACCGCACGAACGTCTCTATCGCGGGCGGGACGAGCACGCGGACGAGCATCTCGATCGCCGGCGGTTCCCTCGGGACGACGACGACGACGACGCTGACGGCCTTGCAGTCGGCCTTCAACATCATCGAGCTTACAGGGGCCATTTTAGGAAACATCTACGTCCAGGTCGTCGTGACGAACGGAGTTTCCTGGACCTTCCGCAACCTCACGACGGGCGTGGGGTACGTCATCCTCCAATCCTCGACGGGGACGAACCAGATTCCCGTGGGGCAAGGGCAAAGCGTAACGGTCTACTCGGACGGAACGGACTTATGGCTCTCGTGCCCTCCCGCCAGCGGTCTCATCGCACCCATGGTCGCGCCGATTCTCTGGTGGCCTGGGAACGAAGCGAGCGGCGGGACGCTCCACAATTACGGAACGACGGCATCGTCTGACTTTGGGACGCTCACGAACTTTTACACCAACGTGGCGGGCGCTCCCGCGGGAGAGCTGTGCGTCGAGATGATTGGCGGAGGGGCCAGCGGGCCGACGACGACGCCCACGGCGAGCGACCTTGTCCTATGTTGTTGGGTCCAGCTCGGGCTTACAAGCTCCACTTACAACATCCTTTCCTGGAATGTCAGTAGCTCCGACGTCACATATCTGCAGGTTGCGAGCGGGGTGCCGAAGTTCACCGTGGCCGGACAGGGCACGGTCACTGCCACGAACGACCAAATTCTCAACCCAGGTACCTGGCACCACGTCATGGGCCGGTACAATCACTCCAACGGCCAGATGCTCATCTACATCGACGGCAATTACACGGGCGCAACTCCGGGCGGCGGGGGAACTCCAACGTGGAGTGGCGGCGGGTGGCATCTGGGGACTCCTGGAGGCTCTGGCCCATACGGCAAGATTCAGGACGTGCGCGTCTACGACACCTTGAACGCTCCTTCGAGCGACCAATTCTATCGGCGCGGAATGCGCTGGAACTGAGGGATTCCAATGGCGCTCACGACGACTACAGCATCGTTCACACAACCGGCAGCGGGCAACACCGTCACGGTCACGGTTGCCCTTCTGAGTGCGCTCTCAGTTGGCGCCATCGTTACGATTCCCAACGTAGGAAACTACGTGGTCCAGGCGGTGACGAATCCCAGCACGGTCACGCTGCAGGTGACTGGGGATGCGTTCAACGCGATTTCGGGCACGGTGGTCGCCTCTGGGAGCACCATCAACCCCGTCGGCACGGGAGGGCAAATCAACGCCGCGGAAGCGGAGATGGTGACGAACCAGGGGTCGTCGATTGCGAACCTTGTTGCCATCGCGGTAACGCTCGTCAGCGTCCTCGCGGTGCTTGGGGCCATTAACACCTATGTGAGTCACATCCCTTCGCAGGGCGCTGCGCCCATGGACGGCGCGCTTCCTGTCACGGTCGCTAGCAACGATACGATTCAGACGGCGATCAAAAACAGCGTCGCGGCGATTCCGGCGCAGGGCGCGGCCGTCACATCGGCGTCGTTGCCGGTCAACGTGGCATCCGACCAAATCGTGCCCGTGGGCGCCAAATACACGGCCGCGGGAACGTTCTCACCGGCGCTCGTCTTCACTGGATATCAGCCCTCGACTAGCGGCACGCTCCTCAAAGACGCTGGCGGAGTCATTCATGCGGTTGACATGGAGAACCTCACCGGTTCGTCCAAATACCTCTTCCTATGGGACCAATCGGCCTGCAATACCGATGCGGGCGCCAAGGTGATTCTAACGGTATTGAACAACACCGTGAGGACCGTTGGAACTGAGTTTTTCACTGCTCCAGGAATGCAATTTACGAGCGGGATATGCATTGCATTCTCGAGCAGTATCACATCATTCACGGGAGCAAATACGCAGCTGAACCTCAATGTAACAGGAGAGTGAGATGGCCCTCGTAACTCGCCCAGAGCTACAGCAAAAGTCGGAGGCGGCGAACGCTGCGGCGATAGCATCTGCGCTTTCTGCAATTGCATCGGCCGTACCGGCGGCGGTAGCCAGCGGCGCCTTTTCTGCCAGCGTGAATGTCGCCCTCACTGCGAATGAACTGCAGGCCGTTAATTACAAGCTTACCGACATGGGACATCTTCCGCTCACCGGCACGACTCCCGCCTTCACATTCAGCTGGTGACGCGTGGACGTTCCTATCCTCATCGCCCTCGGAGGCCTCGCGGCTACTATCATCGGGGCAACGTTCACCCTCGGGCGCAGTCTCGGAAAGATAGAGTCATCGCTCTTATCGATTGAGGATGGCCAGGACGAGATGCGATTGCAGGTCGCAGACCTTCGGAGCAAGCACGACTCCACGCGAGCCAAAGCGCAAGAGGCCCTTGTGCGCGCGGAAATGCTGAGTGAGCACGACGAATGACGAAGGACGAGTGCAAGGCCCTTTCGATTCTTGCTCAGCGCGCGAATACCGCGGAAAGCAACCGCGAGGGCATGTGGCTCGATTTCGTGCGGTCCGCTTGCGATTCGATAGGTGCGGCCGCGGTGGCCAATTGCGTCAAAGAGTGGATGCAGGCGCATACGAGGAAACAAGAGGGACACGATGACAACAAAGAATTGGGTGACAGTCATTCTCGGGTCGTTTCTGGCGGGCGCGGGTAATTGGGCGGGGGCTCACGTATCGAACGGAGTCCCTACGGGCGGAGAGCAACTCCGAGCCTTTCTAGTTGGGGCCTCGATTGCGGGGTTCCTCGCGGTGTTTCACCTTTTCCAAACGGCCCCGGCGGACGTGCCGAAACTGGAACGCCTTGCCAAGATTGTGTCCAAGGGGGGCCTCGTGCTTTGGCTTGCCCTCGCGTCGACGGCCGTCTCCGCGTCAGGGTGTAGCGTCCCCCCCGCGGTGACTGGAGGCATCGTCGCCGGGGTGGATTTCGGCGTGTGCGTCTTGAACGTGGCGGCGCAAGACGTGGGGCAACCGATGGCGACAGTTATCAACGATGCCATCACCAAATGCGGGGGTGACGCGTTGCAGGTCGCGCGCGTTCTCGATGCCCACCAGCGGGCCATGGACGCCAGCCTGAGGGCGAGGTGATGGACTTCTACATCATCGACCAATCGAGCGCCGCCACGGCGGATCCGACCTTCGGCGGGCCCCTTACGCTGCCCCTGCTTACCCAGATGGCGGCATCCCTCGAGATTCAACTTAACCGGGACCTCGCGCCCTACTGGGGAGGCGCCTACCGCGTCACGACGGGCCCTGAGGGGCAAGCGGCACCGGGGGCTATCGTCTGCGCCATCCTGGACGCGCTCCTTCAGGAGCCGGGAGCAGTCGCCTTCCACGATGTCGATGGGAACGCTCTTCCCGTCGTCTTCGTCGCGCGGTCGATGTGCAATGGCATCATCACGGGCAGTGTCGCCCTCTCGTCGGCTCTCAGCCATGAGATGTGTGAGACGGCCGGGGACCCCGCTTGCAACCTTTGGGCGGACGATGGCGTGGGCAACGAGTGGGCGCGGGAACTTTGCGACGCGGTCGAATCGAACTCGTATGACATCGACGGCGTAGCAGTGAGCGACTTTCTGTTGCCGGGGTTCTTCGCGGCGAACGCGATGGCCCCCCTAAGCTTCATGGGCTCGCTTGCGCTGACGGGCAATACTCCGCCGGCACCTTTCGGGGTGGCCCTCGGGGGCTATCAAATCAAGCGCGCGAGCGGCGGCGGCACGTCGCAAGTCACGGGTGCTGTCCGGCCCGCGATGGCTGCGAAGAAAGCCCATTGGAGCTCGCGGACGTATCGGCGGGGGGCTCGCGTCGGATAGGGCTTGCTTTCGATTCCAGGACGGATACTATCGCCTCCGTTCACGGCACTCCGTTCCTGTTTCTGATGCCGTCCCGGTCCGCACCCGGGGCGGCTTCTTTCTTTTGTGCGCTAGGCGTGCGCGGCTGCGCCGTTGACGCCCACGAGACCAAAGCGCCCGCGGCCGATGCGTTCCACCGGCGGCTTCTCCTTCTTGAGAAGGCCATGCAGTGCCTGGCGCACGCTCCCGGGTTTCGCCCCGAGGCTGCTCGCAATCGAGTTCACGTCATGTTGCCCGGCGCGAATGGCGTCGAGTACGCGGCCTGACACGGCGCCGGGCGCCTGACGGCTTTTTGGTGCCGTGCGCGCCTTGTGATGCTTGCGCGAGGGCGTTGCCTTTGCGGGCTGCGAGGGTTTCGGCAGCGCCGTCAGCGCAGGGCGCTTCTCGATGCGCAGCACTAGGGCAATGCAGTGCTTTGCCTTCATAACCATTGCCGGCTCGTCTTCAAATTCAAAATCCATTTGTGAGTCCTCCAAAGTTGCAGAATGCACGTGAACCATAGAACACCGCGCCCCAACGTTGGCGATAGGGCTTTCGCCCGTCGCCTCAAGGCCTGCGAGTAGGCCCCCATTCCACGACCATAGAGCACGTGTCAGCGGCATATCAAGTGGAGCCATGCAGATCTCGCCCAATGGCATCGCCCTAATCCGAAGTTTCGAAGGCTGCCGTCTCACCATCTACAAAGACCAGGGTGGGGCCGACACTATTGGTATTGGCCATCTCCTGACGCCCCTCGAGAAGGCGACGGACCGCTTTGCCGACGGCATCACGCAAGAAGAGGCGGACGCGCTGCTACGGGCGGACCTCGCATGGGTCGAAGGACAGATTGCGAAGCTCGTGAAAGTCGACCTATCGCAAAACGAATACGACGCCCTCGTGTCGCTCTGTTTCAACTGCGGCGATGGGCCACTCGTGGGGACCCTTGGCAAGTTGCTCAATGTGGGGCGGAAGGACCGGGTGCCGTTCGAGATGACTCGATGGTGCCATGGGGCTGGCGGGGTCATTCTGCCGGTGCTCGTGAGGCGGAGGGCGGCGGAGGCGAAGCTTTGGGAAACGCCGGATTCGCCTGCAGTGGCTTAGGCCCTAGCAAGTGTGGAAGCTACGATTTGTGTGACATCTCCTCCGCCTCGCGTAGGACAGCCTCCGCCCGCCCCCCAGCACTGCTTTAGGCGCCACCCCTTGAAGCCAAAGCACCACCACTGCAGATACCGCCCCTTCCCGCGCTCCTTGCCTTCGCGCACGATGTAGGTCACGTCTTCTTCTCCTTCCGAATCAGACGCACGACGCGGCCGCCCATGATCAGCTGCGCCCACGCGCGCGCGTCTGTCTCATTGCGAAAACGGCGGGCCTGGCATCTAGATGGCGAGAAGATGTACGCGACGTCATGCCTGCGGCAGCAATTCGCATCCCCAACCAAGTAATCGCCGTGCCGCATGACGACCCACCCGGTGATGACACTGCTCACGTCTCCCCCTCACTCTTCTCATCGAGCATCCGGAGCACGCGATTGAGAGCGCAGACCCAGCCGTCGACGTCGGGCACTCATCGCGCTCCCACCGCAGCTTCTCCAACTCTCCGGCATCTCCGGATGGTTGCGCCTCGCGTTCGGCTAGGAGACGAATTACGCGGCCAATTATCGGCTCCTCGCTGTTGAATTGAGCGAGGTAGTCGGCCCGAATGCGCGCGAAGGAGTCGGGGGCGGTCATGGCCAATCTTCCGTCGCAACTTGCCCGATGCGATGCCCGCACGCTGCGTATCGACAACGGCCCACAACCTTCGATGGTTCCGTATTCGCGCCGCACACGTGGCACTTGCCAGCGGCGATATCTGCGTCCGCCTTGGCAATCACGCCGTCTATTGTGCGCTCCCATTCCTCTTTCTCTTCCTTCGTCAGAAGAGATTGCTTGGGGCATATTGTCGACGCGAGCCCCCTTCCAACATCTAGGCATGGCCACCGATAGGGACCCGGTGCAGAGTCGTCGCGCACCGAAAGATATGGCACTCCAGCTTCACATGTATCGTGCTGAATGCCGTTGAAGTGGCGGCATTGCTCGCGAAATTGGCCGAGATACCTGGTCATGGCCTTCCCGTTTCCGCGGTTGCGCTTCGCTCTCCCACCAGCCGCCTTACCTTCTCAAGAATCGTCCCACCCTCCACGCCCGCGAGCGCCGCGTCGATTGCGGCGAGACCGGCCGACATCGCGTCGCGCTGTTCACGGAGGATGCGAGCGTTATCCTTCAAGACACGGTATTCGGCCACCAGGGCCTCGACATGCCGAACGACGTGCTTGGGGCTGTCCAACTGCAGGCAATGAACCGCCGAGGCAATGTACGTAATGGCTTCCACAAAGTCGGAGTGGTCGACGTCGACGTCATGGGATACTGGAGTCATTCGCTGAAAGAGCCGCGCAAGCATCACGCTTGCCCTTTGCCCGTGAGTGACTTGTCCAGCTCCTTCGCTTTCGCGGCCGTGTCATCGGGCTCGGGAAACGCATCGTCGATGGTGATGTTCTTGGAGGTGATGGCGGTCCCCAGGCCAATAAGGACTTCCAGTTCCTCGAGACCCACGTCCTGGATGCCCTTCACGTTGAGCCGCGCCCAAATCCGCTCCACTGGTACGCCTATTTTCTGCAGGCGCCCCACCACATCTTGGCGGCGTGCCGCGAGCGTCTTCGCGTCACCCACGGCGACCTGTTTCACTTTCGCGAAAAGCTCGTCCACTAGGGCCCTCGGGACCACCTGAAAGACGGCGTTCCGCCGGGCGATTGCCGCCGCGGCCGCCCCCGTCGTCGCAATCATGTCGTCGCCAAACCGGTTCCCCTTTTTCCCGGTGATGCGCCGTTTTACCTCGATGACCACGCGGACGTTGTTCTCCATGTCCCACGCCACGCCCTGGGCAGAGATGAACTTTTCCTCAGCGTCCAGGACTCGAGAAGCGACGTGCATGTTCTTGAACGTCGACTGGATGATTTCGGAGAACCGCACCGAGGGCCCCGTGATGATTTTCCCATCGCGCGGTACTCCGTACATGCATGATGCCGCCACCTCTTGGTTCAACGTGGCCAGCGTCAAGGCCTCTTGCTGAAACTGCTTTACCGAGCGTCGAAACCGATGGGCGACCTCCATCTGAGACATAAGCTCGCTTTTATTGAGCGTCGCGATGGCCTCGCTATCGCCGTGGTAAATCTCGATTTCGCCCTCGATGGGTTCGTCGCTCGCGGTCTGCACACTCATGGGTAATTCCTATTCATGCCGCCCATGGCGGAAGGCTGACGGTAGTTATGGTCATCGGATATCCGGGGAATGTGTCCGCCGTAATGCAGTAATCGAGCTCGGCCATCGCGGCGGATATGGCCTCACGCCCTCGCACGGTCGCCTCGAGGTCCAGCGTGTAGACTGCAATCAAATAAGGCGGCGTCCGCTCGATAACGACGAAGACGAAGTGCTCTATCGGGTGACCGCACGCCGCAAACCCGTCGCCGTAGAAAGCCCGTTGCCGGTGGTATCCGAACTTGGCAACGGAGCGCGCGAACGCCTCGGGTCTCGCATCCTCCGTGGTCTTCAGGTCCACCAGCATTCGGCGGGACTCGACGTAGTAGTCACCCCGTGCCTTGCAGCGAAGGCCCGTGCTCTCGTGGCGCCAAAGTGCCGTGACCTCCGAGGCGCCCCCCTTGAGCATCTCCGAGGCGAGCGGGTGCGCCCGAATGGCGCCGGACATTCCCAAGAGGTGGGCAGCGTCGGTAGCGCTCAAGAGGCGCTTGCCATCGTTCGAGGCCCGCCAAGCATCGCGCGCTGCACGGTTATCCGTCTTTCGGCAATCCCCGAATTTGGGTTCGACGACGTACGTCCGCGCGAACACTTCCGGTTCCAAGATGGCGCAATGTGTTGCGGTGCCGAACTCGAGAGTTGATGTCGATTCCTCTTCCACGCCATTCGTCCAAGCGCGATAGAGCTGCGGGGCCCGTGAGAACTTTTCGAGCGCCGTTCGGCTGATGATGCCCAACGCCCGCTCATGATAAACCTCTGCAGGCAGCCCATAGTGGAGCCCATCGGGAAGGTCCGATAGCCGGACCGGATTCGCTGTGGTCACTCCGCAATCTCCCACTGGTTCGATGAATACGTCCCATCCCCGAGATGCTTCGCGGAGAGCATCGGCGCGCGCCAGAGCCGCACGACACCGTCAATCTTCTCCTTGCGGTAAACCCATCGGTCACCGTCGCAGCTATATGTGAATTGTGGAGCCGGGGCGGGCGGGGCCATGAAGGCATGGACTTCGCTCATCACCCGTCGGATCGCCTGGCCGTAGTGACTGTCTCCTTCGGTGTCCGAGAGTTCCGCGCAGAGAGCGAGCGCTTCAGTGAGCATCATTCTGCCGCCCCCCTCTCGTGCTCACCCATCTCGCGGACGGTTGCCCGTATCGCTTCCTCGGCGTTCGCTTCGCTGGCATCAGCGGCGGCGCGCATCGCCTTCACTTCGGTCGCCATTGAGGCGAGCAATTTGAGATTCGCTGCGACCAACACATCAAAGCGGCTCTTTGCCTGCATAGCCGTGTTGCCAACGACACACGACCAACGCTCTGCAAAGTCATCCAATTCTTCGAGGTGCCTCTCGACGAGGCGCTTGGCGTCGTCCGCAAGAAAGCCCTCCTGCATCGCGCGGTCGGAAAGCGCCCGCCACTCCTCGCGCTCGCTAAGCACGTCCTCCGCAGCATGCCGACTGGCGCTGCCCACGTCCTCTCCCGCGTCGAGGTGGCGCGCAAGTGCGTCACGGTATGTCGCTACGTCGAGGGGCACATCGCTGGCAGGGATCGGCGGCATGGCACTCCTTGGCGAGGGGGTTGCTCCCTCGCGGCATCACTGTTGTGCTGTCATTCGACAGGCGCGTCAAGCCAAAAGTGTTCACTTGACAGCCCAGCCATTGTGCTCCACCATGACGATTATGTCGTACCCGAATGAGGGCGTCCGATTGTTTCGCGAGGCCCTGGAACGCCGTGGCGAGCGGCCGGCCGATGCCGCGCGCGCCCTCAAGGTAGACGATGGCACGATGAGCAACTGGACGTCGGGCAGACGCAAGCCGGGCCGATTTTATGCGGGCCGCATCTGCGAGATGTACGGCACTCCGACAATGGCCTGGGATGAGCCGTGCCGAGCCCCAGACCCCGCGCCCTCATCCCCGCGCATCACGGACACCGAGCGGCAAATCCCTGCAGTGAAAGCCACCGGGAGCTGACGATAAGCACGTCGCCACGCGTAAGCGTGCAGCGGCCACGTGCAGTCTGCAACGTTCCGCCTTTATCGATGTACGCGTCTAGGCGCTGCGACCGAAACGGAGATTCAGTGAATACCGAGAACGCGATGGATCAAGAAAATACCAAGGCGCGAATCATCGAAGAGCGGCTCGCGCGGCTCGCGGAGCTGCAGTTGCTGCATGGTAAGCACAAAAAGCAGACGCCAGAGAACGCGGCGAAAATGTGTGCCATGGAAGCGGCGGCGTACATTGCAGGCGAGCCGTGGTCCGATCATCCGCAATGCGTGTGCCCGGTGATTGCGAGCTTTATGCGCAATTGGAACGATGGGATTTTGAGCGATGAGGACCGGACACGTCTTCTCCGTCCGCTCATCCCGCTCACGATTGGGACGCGGGGCGATGATGCGCTGCTCCTGCGCCGCATGTGGCTCATCATCGATTGGGATATCCGGACGCGGACATCTGCGATGTTGCGCCTTGCGGGCCTTGTGTCGGAGGCATCAGCCTTAGAGGGCCTCTCCGAGATCCGCTCGCAAGCTGACTTGAAGACGGCTCGTGAGGCTGCGCAGACGGCACAAAAATCTGCGGATGCCGCGAGGGCTGCCGCGAGGGCTGCCGCGAGGGCTGCCGCGAGGGATGCCGCGAGGGATGCCGCGTGGGATGCCGCGTGGGATGCCGCGAGGGCTGCCGCGTGGGATGCCGCGAGGGCTGCCGCGAGGGATGCCGCGTGGGATGCCGCGAGGGATGCCGCGTGGGATGCCGCGAGGGATGCCGCGAGGGATGCCGCGTGGGATGCCGCGAGGGCTGTCGCGAGGGATGCCGCGT